GTGGAAGCAGGCAATAGGCAGTCCGTAACGGTCATCGGCTCCCGAGTGCCGGCTGACTTCGCGGAGCGCGTCCGCCGCGCCGCTGCGGCCGAGGATCGCTCGGTCTCCAACTTCATCAAGCGTGCGGTCGAGCACGAGGTGCAGCGCGTCGACGCCGAGCGGACGGCTGCGTGAATGCCGCCGCCCGTCTCGTGCTCGTGCTGCGGTCGTTCCGGGCGGGGCGTGCAGGCGGTCGATGTAGAGAGCTGCGCAGACGGCGAGCGCGCATCGCTCCTGCTGTGCTGCGAGTGCAGGGACAAACGCGGCGCGACGTGGCGCCTGCGCTGGCGACCCGTCACGGCAGACGCGACCGCATGACCTACGCCGCCCACAACAGTGTCCGTCGTCATAGGGCGACCCGCTCATGGCTAATCCCTCTCTCCCCACGTGGAAAAACGCGCACCCGCGCCACCCACAACAGTCTGCATAACGGTCCTAGTGACCCCCAGGTCTCCATTTCCTTCTGATTGCACGCAGAAAACGGGGAGGGGGGCCTAGAAATGGCTCGATCGACCCCGCGGGCGCCGGGCGACCTGGACGCAGCCGGCCGGGCGGTGTGGCGTTCGGTCTGGAGGCTCGATCGCGTCGAGCCGAGCGACCGCGTGACCGTCGAGCGATTGTGCAGGCTGGAGGACGAAGCGGCGCGTCTGCGCGCGTTCCTCGCCGATGAAGGATTGGTCCTCAAGCGCCCGCTGTCGAGCGCGCGAGGCGACGTGATTGGCGAAGAGACCTACCCGCACCCCGCGATTCCCGCGCTGCGAAAGATCGGGACGGAGGCCGGCGAGGTCTGCCGGGCGCTGGGGCTGTCTCCCGGCGCGCGCAAGACGCTCGGGCTGCTTGTGCTGGCCGACCCCACGCCACCCGACAGCGTGGACGACCTACGCGAGCGGCGGCGCAGCCGTCGACGGCAGGCGATAGGAGCGGGGGCGTAGTGGTGAGCGTGGACCGCGCAGCATCGACCGTCATCGACCTGGACGACGAGGCCCTAGACGTGCTTTCCCCGCTGCTCGACGCCGGCAAGCTGGACGCGGCTGAGGCTTTCGTGCGGCGCCTGCAACAGTCCCAGCGCAGGCGCGCTGTCGCGCTGGCGATCGAGCAGCTAACGGGCCGACGCGCCCGAGCGGTGGTCGATCGTGGATAGGCCCAGCACTGACGCGCGGCTCGCGGCGCTGGAGGCCGAGCTCGGCCGCGCCTATCGCGCGATCGCCTCACTGGAGCGCGGGGTCGCTCGTCACAAGCCGATCGCGTTGCGCCGGCCCGAGAACGCGGACCTGCGGGCGATCGTCGAGGGCGTGGCCGTTGATCCCGCCACGCCGTACACGATGCCCAGAAACCTGAGCGCGGCATGAGCGGGCCGAGGCTCAAGGGCAGCGGCACACCGCTGGAGCCGGGGCGCGTCCAGTGTCCGACATGCTCAGGCAGGGGCGAATTTGACCCAGGGCCTGGCCACGGCCCGGACGCCAAGCCGACCCTCTGCGCGACTTGCGGCGGGAAAGGCGACATCCCAGCGGAGCGAGGTTCATCTATGTCAGTCGAGGTCCGTAGCGAGCCATTGACCTACGAACGCCGCGGGCCGAACGCGCGCCACTCCTACCTGCAGGACATCTTCTTGGCCAAGCTGGGCGACGCACGCGCGGCGGGCCGACTGGAGAAACACCAGGGCGAGATGCGCGTCGAGGCCGAGCGCATGGAGCGGCGCGCCCGGCTAAACGATGAGGTCGAGTATCGCGTGGACCCGAACCGGCTGTCTGGGACCGGCGGGAGCTTCGCCGTCCCGCTCTGGACTGGCGAGTATTTCGCGACGGCTGCAAGGCCAAAGCGGGTGCTCGCGGGCATGATCCCGACCTTCGATTTGCCCGACGGCGTGGGCTCTCTGAACCTGCCACGCATCGTCGCAGGAACCGAAGCGGGCACCCAGGGCGACGACGCGGCGATGCCCAACAAAGACATGACGGACGCGGCGGTCAGCTCTGTCGCGATGGTCGTAGACGGGGTCGCCGACTGCTCGCTACAGGAGCTGGAACAGTCTCCGCAGGGCGCGCACTTCGACCACGCGATGCTCAAGGACCTGGGCGAGGCCGCGGACGGCAAGCTAGAGGAACGCCTGTTCACGGGCCTGGGCAGTTCCCAGCAGCAGATCACGGGGATTCTCAACCTGCCGACGGGCGCCGGGCAAGTCAGTGTCGTCGTGTTCACGAACGCTACGCCCAAGGGCTACGAAGTTTTCGGCGAGCTGGGCAAGGTCGGCGCTCAGCTCGGAGACGCGCGCAACCTTCCGCCCGAGGTCTGGCTGATGCGCACGGCGAGGTGGTGCGCGTTGGGCTCGTCTGAGGATGAAGAGAAACTCCCGCTGGCCGTACCGGGCCACCAGGCGATCCCGCCCGTGGCCTACACGTTCGACGAACGGCGTCCAGCGGTCGCGCCGCCGATCCTGGGCTTTCCCACCTATCTCGATGACGCGATCCCGGCCACGCTCGGCGCGGGCGCCAATCAAGACGCCATAGTCTCGATTCGGCCCACGGACATGATGAAATTCGAGTCCACCACGCGCACGGCCGTTCAGCTTGAGGTGCTCAGCGGCACGATGGAGGCCCGCTTTACCCTGCACCGCTACGCGGCCGTTCTGTGGAGGTATCTGCAGGGGATTGCCTACTTGACCGGGACTGGACTTGTCGTCCAGAGCGAAGAGTGACGATGGCCGCCGCTCAGAGCCTCTCACCGGAGCAGCTCGACGCCATCGCCGCGGCGATCGACGGCCGCAAGCGCACAGTCGAGCGCGAGCGCCAGCAGTTGGGGCCCGGCGACTACACGCGGCGGGTGCAGGAGGCGCAGCTACGCCGCTGGATTGAAGCGCGCGAGCGCGCCGAGAACGTGCGCCAGGCCGAGGCCCTCGCAGAGCAGGCCGTGCAGGATGCCCGCGAGCGCGCGATGGCGTCGCAGGCCCGCGCCCGGCGAGACGCCCAGGGCGCGCTCGAGCGAGCCGAGCGCCAGCGAGACGGCCGGCTTGAGGGCCTGCTAGCCGACCGGGCGCGCCTGGATCAGCGGATCGAGGGCGTGCGCGCCGACTTCACCGCGCAGTCCCAGCCTGCCCGTGCGGAGCTGGCCGAGCTAGACGCGCAGGTGCAGGCCGAGCTCGACGCCGCCCAGGCGGAAGGCCAGGCCGCGATCGAGGCGGCGCGCGTGGCGCCTATCGACGTGGTGATTACGCCGGCCATGATGGCGATACCACCCAAAGACGCGGACGTCATCGCAGAGCAGCGCCGCCACCAGCTCGACGCCCGCCGCCGCGAGGCAGCCAGGGAGCAGCACGAGAAGAGTCTGACCCGGCAACTGCTGGGCGCCGTGGGCATCGGCGGGAAGTCGTGATGGACGTTGTAGCGCTGCGCCGCCAGCGGGTAGAAAGCCTGCGCAGCGGCAAGAGCCTGGAGCGCCGCCAGTTCTGCGTGCGCGACTGTGAGTTTCGCAGCGACGACACCGACGACTCGCAATATCGCTTCACCGGATATGCGTCGCTCACCGAAACGCCGTACACGGTTGCCGACTTCGAAGAGACTATTAAGCGTGGAGCGTTCAAGCGGACGCTCAAAGAGAACCCGGATGTGGTGTTCAGGGTGGAACACACGGGGCTGCCGCTGGCGCGCACCGCGCGGCCGGGCAGCGCCACGGGCACGCTTGACTTGATCGAGGACAACCGGGGCCTGAAAGTAGACGCGCGCTTCGACAGAGAAGATCCCGACGCGCAAAAGCTCAAGATCAAGATGGACCGCGCGCTTGTGGACGAAATGAGCTTCGCGTTTAGGTGTGTGGACGATGACTGGAGTAGCGATTACGCGAAAAGGGCCGTCAAGTGCGTGACTCTGCATGGTGGGGATGTAAGCGCCGTCACCTTCGGCGCGTCCTCTGCCACGGGCGCGACAACCAGCATGCGCTCAGCAGAGTGGTATGAGCGCGAGATTCGCGGCAAGTACAGCGCGACGGAGCTTGCCGAACTAGGCGGCAAAGGCGAAGCGTTCCCCAACCCTGACGGTCACTGGAGTTTTCCCACGCATGACCGTGATGACGTCGAAAAAGCGGTGAAAATGGTCGGGCTGTCGGGCGCCGAGCACGACGCCGTAAGGCTGTACCTGATGAAACGCGCTCGGGCTATGGGCCTGTCGCGTTTGATCCCCGCGACCTGGGGCGCCGACGGGAGCGCGCGGGCGCGCACGGTGAATTGGCGTCAGCGCGCCCAGGAACAGGAGATAGAGGTAATGAGGCTGCGTGAAGGCCCTATGTGCGCGCGTCGAGCCGGGGCAAGGAGATAGCGCCATTGTGTGCGTGAGCCCGGCGGCGCAGCTCGGCCAGCAGCTCGCGGACGCGCGAGGGCGCGGGGAGCGCTTCGAGCAGGCATGGCCGGCGGCACTGGAAGTCGCGCTCGCGGGCGAGACTTCCCGGGAGAAGCAAGCATGGGAGGCGGTCTTCGGGGAACAGGCCGACGTGTGGTGTGGGGCGTTCGCGCGTCGCCCAGGCCCGGGCTTGCGCTGCGCGAGCTGAGGCCACGACGCCGTGGCCTTCGGCGCCGTGTTTGTCGCCAGTCGCCGGGACTTCTGGCAACGGTGCCGGACAGTGCCGCTTAGGTTTGCGCCCACGGGCGCACAGCTATCTCCCGCCGCGCCCTCGACTTCTGGGCGCGTGCGCCCGGAGGTTTGAGGTCCGTTCGGGAGCCGTTGTGGCACGCGCGCCACGACGGATCGGCTACTGCCGGCTCAGCGAGCGCTGACCACACAAGCTCGGGCGAGCAAAGTGCGCACGCGCGCGCAGACTGGAACTGGTGGCACGCGCGCCACCAGTTCCATCACGCGGCGACGCGCTTGACGGTCCAGCGGTCGTACTTGGTGCCCTTGCCGACGAACGGCTTCATCGCCTGCGTGATCTTGTGCTGACGCAGGTACTCGGCGAGCTTGAACGACTCGGCTGATGTGCAGGGCGTGAGGGTGATCGCGATGTCGCCTGCGATGGTGGTCTTACCGGGGGCGAGCAGCGGCCTGCAGCGTTCGCGTGTCTTGGCGCGGCGGCGTTCCGCCTGCGCGAGCGCTCCCTTGGCCTTCTTGACGGCTTCATCGTCGGCGAGCAGCTTCTTGGCGTCGGTTTTCAGCATGGCAAAGGCTCAAGTCGGGATTGAGTCTTACAATCGTATCTGTCGCATAGGCGGACACGCTCATGAGCCGCGGAACCCAGCCAGCCGCCCTCACCGGGCGTGCGACGGTCAAGCTGAAAACCGGCGCCACATATGTCGGCTGGGTTATCTACGACGGGCGCATGGTCACGATCGAGGACGGCCGGTTGCGCGTCGTGTCGCTAGTCCGGGGCCGGCAGACCGTCACCTACCGGGGCGCCGCGCGGCGGCGCACGTTTGCGTGGCATCTCGTGGAGCACGTCCTTTGGGACGTCGTCGACGCGAGCGTGGCGTGAGGGCGCGCGTCGACGGCGCATGGTGGCGCGTGGAGATCGCCGAGCAGGAACTAGCGCCGCGCTGGCACATCGTCGGCAGGGTGCTCGACGTGTTCGCCGTCGACGCGCGCACTGCCCGCGCGGACGCGACGCGCCATGTGGCCATCGCCGAGCAGCTACCGCCTTGGAAGCCGCTCCTACGCGCGATCTACTCGCGCACGGCCGCGGCGCGAAGCGTCAACGCCACAACCTGCGCCACACGCCCGCGCGGGCGAGCACCCTGCCTACGGTGACGTTCTTTGCGCGTGTGGCGATCCTGCGCGGCTTGCCCGAGGCGACCGCGCCGATCGTGTTCGAGATGCGCGCGGCCCGGTAGAGCTGCGACGTGAAGCTCCTACGACGGGCCACCCTCAGCCTCTTCGAGCAGGTGCTGATCTAGGCGTTCGACCACGAGCGCGAGGAAAGTCCGCACCTCGTGCAGCGACATCGTTTTCAGAACCCTGTCATCGAAGCCGCCGCCGGCGGCGAGGTGCTCCACCATTTCGTCCGCCATCCCGCTCATCGTCTCGTCAGCCATCATCTGTCTCCTGTTCGCTTGTGGGACCTGCGCCGTCAGCAGGCCGGACCCTGCATCTGTGGGGAGAGGGTCCGGCCTGCTCACGCCGCCAGTCAACCGCCCGACGATCTAGGAGACTGGCGCAGTAGTGCCTACCGCCAGACGGTTGACTCGCGGCGCGTCGCGTCATCCGACTACCCGCAGATGCCGGCGCTCGCGGTCGCCGCGGTCGCCGTCTTGAGGATCATGCTCGGCCGGGAGACGCAGGCGCAGACGCAGCAGGTCAGACACGCTGACGCCGCGCAGGGCGGCGCGCATCTCCACGATGCGCAGCTCGTCATCGGTCAAGCGCAGGCCGACCAGACGGATAGCCGTTCGTGTCATCGTCTCGCCCTCGCCCAGCGCAGCCGCCGCCGCGTCGCCTGGCGGCCCTGCTCATCAGCGCCAGCGTCAAACGGTTGGCTGACCAGCACGCCGCCCGACAGTCCGAGCAGGTCTAGAGCGACTTCGGCCATGGTCATCCGCGCCCACGCCGCGCGGCCGTCTGATCCTGGGGCGGGGTCGTGCAGTTCCTCACGGGCGATCCCGGCACGCCGCTCCAATGCGGTCAGTAGCGCCCAGGCGTGCCGCTCAAGGTCGATCGAGACGGGACCCTGCCCGACGTAGCCGACCGCCTCCAACGCGGCGCGGTAGGCGCGCCATGCAGCACGGTCGCTGCTCGCGGCTAGCGCCATCGATTGCATCAGCGCATCGCGGACGGTCACGGGCGCCTTTATGACGGTCATAGCGCGGCCATCTCGCGGTCGCGTGCCGCTCGTTCCATGCGCTTCTCGCTGGGCAGGCCAAGGCGGGCGCGGACTGCCTCAGCCGCCGCGTCTATGTCGTCATCGCGCAGGCGCCCGGTCAACTGCCACGCATCGGGCGCGAGCGTGGCCAGCTCGTCACGCGAGAACCGCACGAGCACGAGATAGGGACGGGCGCCGGCCATCACACGTCCAGCATCTTGAGCGCGTCTAGGTGCAGCAGCGCAGACGTGGCGCGCAGTGAGCCGTCCGTGCCACGGTGGATCACGCGCCTTGCGGCAAGCTCCACGATCGCCGCGTCGACGGCATCCTGTGGCGCGCCGATGAGCGGATACAGGACCGTTGGGGATGTAGCGCGACGACGGGCGAGAACCTGTCCAACAACGCGGCGTTGGACCTCGGGGCCATCGGTAGTATGCGGCGGCATGGCGAACCTCAGACGTTCGGCATGTAGGCGGGCGATCGGTACTCCCGGTCGCTCGCCGCTATTTATGCAGTGAAGCGGGGCGACCGTACCAGATTTGAACTCAAAGTGCTAGTGCGGATAACCGAACATGCCCGATGACGAGTACCTCGCGCTAGGCCGTGCGCTCGCTGCGCTGCGCAGACGAGCCGGCGTCAAGCAGACCGACGTGGCCGACGCCGTAGGGATCACGAGCACCTTTGTAAGCCAGGTCGAGCGCGGTCAGCGGGGTCTCAGTTGGCGCACCCTCAACCGGGTGCTCGCGGTCTACAGCGCCACCCTCCGCGACCTTGTAGACGAGATCGAGCGCGGCGAAGGCTGACGAGCAGCCAGACGACCTCACCCGGCGGCCAGCCGATAACTTGGCCGCGATGCCCGACCCTGAATACCTCATGCTCGGCCGTGCCCTGGCCGCGTTGCGACGGCGAGCAGGCGTGACACAAGCGCAGGTCGCAGACGCGGTGGGGATCTCCAACACGTTCGTTTCGCAGGTTGAGCGCGGTCATCGCGGATTGAGCTGGCGCACACTCAACCGCGTGCTTGGCGTGTACGGGGCGACCCTTCGGGATCTCGTGGACGAGATCGAGCGCGGCGGCGGGTAAAAGGGCACGCTGAGCGGGCCGTGTGCGGTTCTGGCTGAACTGACTAGCTGTCGGCGGTGCCCCAGCCGGCACAGCTCGCGAGTGCCCTCGCGAACAGTTCCCGACGATCCGCCGGCTCGCCCTCGGAGATGGCTGTCTTGGTCCTGCCCGTGATCCGCAGATACGCCTCGCCGTCGCGATGGCCGAACGTCCAGTGTGCGATCGGCGCCTCGGCGTTCTCTGTCCAGCTCACGCCCACGGTGAGAGCGCTGGGGTCCACAGCTTGGCTCGTGACCGTGGCCGAGTTCCCCTCAACACGGACCTTGAACAGCGTCACTGCAGACAACGCCCAGACTGTCGTGGCGTCCTCGGAAATGGCCCACTCAGCATCGGCTGGCAATAGCCCGATCGCACGCCTGAGCTGCACCTTGTCGATCGAGATCGGGGAGTCGTCCAAGACACGGCGCTGCGCATCGAGTGCGTGCCAGATCGCGTCGGAGAGATCGGCAGCCATGCGCTGGAAGCTAACACGAGGGCGCGTGACGGGGGCTAGGTCATCGTCCAGACGCGATGCGAAGATGGTGCAGCCGCGCGGTCTGCGGCAGTTTCGACACCGGCCTCGACCCCGCGCTGAGCACCCGCTCGCCGGGGTCGCGGTCGTTCTAGCCGATGCGCGCCCTAGGGTCTGCGCCGTGTCGATCAAGCTGAGCAGACCGCATGTGCTGCCCTGACGAGCAGCGCGACAGCGACTCGCTTCCCGAGGACGCGATCATCACTCCCGGTGAAGCGATCGAGATACTCGCCGGCCACCGACTTCCCGCACGCACGACGGAACACAACTGGTGGGGCGACCAGCTCCGTGCAGCGGCCCGCGAAGGCGGGCTTGTGAGAGACGCGACCGGCTACTTCCGCGCCGAAGTGCAAGCCCTGAAGGCGAGGCTCGCAGACGAGGGCATCACCGGGCCGTCGACTGAGCGCGCCCGCCTCGTCCGGGCTCGGAATCCTCGTGCCTTCGGACTACGCACCACCGAGGAGCAGGCCGAGCTCGAAGATGTCGGCATAGCCACCATGTGCATGCGGGCCGCGGACCCGGAGAGCGGCGCCGTGATGATCCGCGGCCGCTGGTACTTCGACCCGGAGAAGGCTCCGCGCGGACGCAAGCATGCGCGCCCTGAGCAGGTCAGCGTCCCATGTTCGGGCGACGAATGTGGTCGGCCGGTGCCGGTAAGCGCCGCGGTCCTGCGCAAGGTGCAGCGCCACTACTGCGACAGGTGCGACCCTGACGGCACGAGGGCACGTCGGGAGGGCATAGCCGCCGCTCGCGAAGCGTGGGATGCGCTGCCCGCGGACGAGAAACACGAGCGCCTGAGCGAGGGAAACCGCCAGGCATACAGGGACGGCACGCGCGGCGTCAATCTTGACGCCGCGCGTGACGCGCTCGACGTGAAGGTGTGGAGCAACCCGACGGCAAACCACGCGCGGCTGGAGAAACGGTCTCGCACTAGGTGGGGTCGCGGTCTGCCTCAAGGGCTCGTGCCCGAGATCTTGACCCGTTCGCGCAGCCGTGGTCAGCTCAAAACGGCTCGCTCCCTCGATACTGCGAAGCGCCGCGAGAAACTTCGCGAGCTTTGGGTGGATTTCACCAAGACGATCCCCGACATCGCGGCAGAGATGGGCGAGAGCGAAAGCTGGGTCAAGGAGACTCGCAGGCTAACGAAGCTTCCTCCGCGCCCGCGCGGGCGTCGAGCCGCGAAATAGTCAAGACCTTCTCGCGGCGGGACCTGATCGCCATTTCTCGCGGCGGGACCCCAATAGTCAAGAGCTTCGCGCGCCCTCTCCGCGTCCCAAGGCTGAAATAGTCAACAGCTTTTGGGAGCAAGGTCTTGGCCTTTTTGCCTTGACCAGCGTGTGCCTCAATGCGCGGCATGGAGACTGAAGCGCGCGAACGGCCGCCGAGCCCCACAACGACCACAGCCCCGATTTCGGCGGGGCTGCGGTGAAGGAGGGCGTCTGTGCCGCCCGCGGGCGACCATAGCCGCTCGCGCAGCGGACGTGGAGTCCCGGTCCCGCATCCTGCGGCCGTTTTCGCGTGGTCGACGTGACGCAGGTCGAGCGGGTGATCGAGGCCGCGCGCTCCTTCCAGGGCGTGTGCCAAGTGGACTTCCTGCTGCCCGACGTTATCGACGGCGGGGCGCCGATAACGCGGCTAGGGGCGCGTATCCAAGACGCCGAGGAACGCGGCTACGTCTTCGAGACGATCGGCTGGCGCGACAAGACGAAGGTCTACCGGCTCCTGTCAGAGCCCGAGGCTGCGCCCTCGGGCGGTCGGACGGGCGCATCCCAGGTGACGCTACCGCAGGTGCCAGCGCCCCCGAGCCCGAAGCCGGTCGCGTGCACGCCGCACTGGATGGCGGACTTGTGAGCGTGCGCGCGCTGAGCTGGGCGCTGCGCGAGGCGCCCGTCGCGAGCAAGACCGAGTTGCTTGTCCTGATCGTCTTGTGCGACCACGCGCACGACGACGGCGACGGGGCATATCCGAGCGTGGCGACGATCGAACGGATGGCGCGCGCGTCAGAGAGTGGAGTGCGCGCGGCGCTGCGGAATCTTGAACGTGCAGGGCTGATCGAGGGGAAGCCTCGCGCCGGCAGGACGACGATCTATCGCGTGGTGATGACCCCCGCGGCCGAACCTCAGCCAGTGGACCCCCTCAGCCAGTGGACCCCCTCAGCCAGTGGACCCCCTCAGCCCGTGGTGCCGACCCCCTCCGCCATTGGCCCCGAACCGTCAGAACCGTCAATAGAGACTGCTACGCAGTCTCTCCCTGTCGAAGACGAGATCGGCGAGCTGTTCGCCTACTGGCAACGCCAGTGTGGGCATCCCGACGCGAAGCTGGGCGCGGATCGCCGCCGCAAGATCGCTGCAAGGCTGCGCGAAGGCTTCACAGCAGAGCAGATCCGGCAGGCGATCGATGGAGCAGCGAGGGGGGCGTTCGTCAACGAGGCGGGTAGGCGCTTCGACGACATCGAGCTGATCTGCCGCAACGCGACCAAGCTGGAGAGCTTCATTGGCCGGCCCGCCGCGACGAAGCCGGCGAAGGACGAGCGCCAGGAGCGGCGTCGGCGTCAAGCGGACGCGATCAGGGCGCTTCAAGGAGGGATGGCGTGAGCGCCTGGGATGACACGCGCTGGCGGGCGTTCTGCGGGTTGCTCGATGAGGGCTGGCCCGGCGACTTCGACGACGCCGCGCAGGCATCGTGGCGCGTGCTGCTCGACCAGGTGGACCCACAGCAGGCGACTGTCGGCTTGCGCCGGCTGCTGCTGGAGGGCCGACGCTTCCGGCCATCTGTAAGCGAGCTGCTCGCGGCGTGCAGGTCGGACGCGGGACAACCGACGTGGGATGAGGCATGGAGGCTCATCTGCACGGCGCTGAGTGCGCCCGGCTATGCCGAGGCGCGTCGCCGGCACGCCGCCGCGACCGGGAGCACGTTCCTCGCTGACGACACCGACCGCGAGCTGCGCGACAACGGGCGTCAGGCCGCCCTCGCGAACGCGCACGAGCGGGTGCGCAGATTCGTCGCCGTTATGGGCTGGCCGCGGCTCGCCGCCGCGCTCGACACGGAGTGGGGTGAAGCTCGCTTGCACGCGCTCAAGGACGCATGGGCAGAGCAGGCGCACGCCATCGATGGCCGAGAGCTGGCCGCGCTCGCATCCGGCCGGCCCGATGGTCTCCACCAGTTCGATCCGCTCAGTGCGCTCGACGTGGGTCGGAAGGAGCTGGAGGCGTGAGCGACGCGGTGCTGGGACGGCTTCTCGATGCCGACGATGTCGCGGCCGCGCTCGGCGTCTCCAAGGACTGGATCTACAGCGAGGTTCGCGCTGGGCGCCTCCCATGCGTGCGTCTGGGACGTTGCGTCCGCTTTCGCGCGCCGATCATCGAAGACTGGATACTGAGCCTCGAAAGTGGGAAGATGCCCACGACAACAAAGCGCTCCCGCACCGTTGACGCGGCCGGGAGCATGGCACCGAAGGGATGAGCTCCGATGCAGACCAACCGTACTAGCCGGCGTCCACACGGGACCGGCGGACTCAGCAAGAAGGACGGCAGCTACTACGGCAAGTGGCGCGTCGGCGGGCGCCAGGTCAAGCGCAAGCTCGGGCCGATCCGCACGCCGGGCACCCGCGACGGGCTGACGAGGACACAGGCTGAGGCGAAGCTGCGCGCGCTCATGGGCGAGGCGACGGCACCGATGACAGAGCGCTTGACCGTCGCGGAGGTCGCAGAGCGGCTGCTGGACCACCTTGCGGTGATGGGAAGAAAGCCGTCCACCTTGCGCTCTTACCGGGCACTGCTGGGCGCTCAGATCGAGCCGCGGCTAGGGCGTCGGCCTATCGCTCTGCTCACCCGCGAGCACATCGAGTGCTTCGCCGCCGACATGCTGCACGCCGGCTTGGCGCCCAAGACCATCGCCAACGCGCTAGGACTCCTGAACGTCACGTGCGAGCACGCCATCAAGCGCGGATGGGCGCCGCCGAAGAATCCTTGCCGGGACGTGGAACGCCCGAGCGCACTCCAGCAGGACACTGCGCTGCGGTTCCTCGACCAGGCCGACGTCGAGGCCCTGCTACGCGCGGTACCTGCCGGCGACTTCGAGCGCGTCCACACGGCGATCTACCTGTGCGCCGCGATGAGCGGCCTGCGACAAGGCGAGCTGCTGGCGCTCAGGTGGTGCGACATCGACTGGGCCGCGCAGCGCATCCGCGTTCGCCGCAACTACGTGCGTGGGGTGTTTGGGACGCCGAAGTCAGCGCGCGGCTCGCGCAGCGTCCCGCTGGCTGATCGGCTCGGCGGCGAACTGGATCTACTGCACCGCTCGACCGACTACGGCGGCGACGACGATCTTGTGTTCGCGCATCCCCACACTGGCCGGCCGATGAATGGGCACGCGCTGCTGAAGGTGTTCCAGCGGACGCTCAGGGCCGCTGGTGTGCGCCAGGTTCGCTTTCACGACCTGCGCCATACCTTCGGCACGCGCATGGCCGCGGCTGGCGTCCCGATGCGCACCCTTCAGGAGTGGATGGGGCACGCAGACATCGCCACGACGATGCGCTACGCGGACTATGCGCCGAGCGCCCACGAGCTCGCGTTCGTGAACGCCGCGTTTGCTGACTCGGGTACCAATCCCGGTACCAAACTGAGTCCAACTCAGGCCAACTCGGACCAACTGGACCCAGCGAAATCGGGCGCTAGCAGCTAG